TAAGCAAATACAAAAAGAATATGGCAGTTTCGATAAATATATCTGGAGCTTTACAAATAATGAAACAATATATGAATTAGATAAAGTAAGTTCAGAACTATCAGATTCAATTTCAAAAGATTTAAAACAAAGAGGAATGACATTTGTTGGAACAATAATAATTTATTCATATTTACAAGCAATTGGAATTATAAATTCACATGAACCCAAATGCTTCAAACACCATAAAATATAAGATTAATAATAAAAAAGGAATGGCATATAACCATTCCTTTTTTACTTTTAAATTGTTAAAATAGCATTTCTAGCTAATTCATCACATCTATTATTATATTTTACATTTGAATGACCTTTAACTTTATTAAAGGTAACTTTATGAATCTTAGTTAAATTATATAGTTCAAGCCAAAGTTCTTTATTTTTAACAGGTTCTTTTTTGCTCTCCTCACTTTTAATTGAGGACTCTATTACAGGGTCATCTTTAACAGACTTAAACTCCTTTTTTGGCGTTCTATCTTCTCCACTAGGATTTTCTCTTTTAGTGGCTGTAGACTTTGTGGATTTGGATTTCTTGCTCTCATTGGAGTTACTTTCTTTAGGGTTACTTTCTTTAGGGTTACTTCCATTGCTTTTTGTAGTCTCTTTCTTTTGCTCTTTGGCCTCACTTGAGGAACTACTCTTTTTTGAGTCTCCACCTTGTTTTGCACTTCCACCTTGCTGACCTTTTACCCCTTTATGCCCAAAGTTTCCACTGCCTTCTCCACCATCTATGTTGTCTACATTTAGACTACCCATATTAAAATCTTTTGTCAATTTATTTTTCAAAAGATTTTCCAACATACATATAGATTCTGCAAACGGTGGAAATAACAGCTCATCCTTTAATTCTTCTAATGACAACCACCTTGCATCTACCATTTCTATACCATCTGCTTTTGGTATTCCTTTGAATTGGTCTGTAAAGTATAGCTTAGAATTGCAATATAGCCCTGTGGTGCATTTGTAAGTGCCTAATGGTAGAATATTAAGGGGTACAATATTAAACTCTTCCTGTGCCTCTCTTAGTGCTGCTTCTTCAGGTTGCTCGCCTTCTTCAATATGTCCTCCGGGACCACATAGAAATTCAGAATCATTTCTCTTTGCACATAAAATTTTGCCATCTTTAATAACCAAAACAGCTGCTGCGTTGCAACTACCATCTTCCTGTATCTTGCTATTTATTTGAAAATCAAAGTCGTCAATATTCTTCTCTTTGTCTTGCTGTGTACTTTCATTTCCATTATCTTCAGGAAGTTCAATATCATCTTCATCAATCAGCTCTTCAATATTGAAATCTCCGTTGATAGCAAGCGACTTTCTTACTTCTGAAGGATCTAAAACTCCTGCATCTATATATGCCTGTGCAAGCTGTGCTTTTATCTGTTCAGTCTGTGCTTTCTTCTGTTCTATATCAGCCTTTTCAGTATCAGATAGGGACCATAAAGCGGAAAACTTGACCTTGAACTTAGGAATATCCTGAATCTCACCTTCAAGAAATCCCTGCTTCAAAATCAAGTCAATCAAAGTTCTTATATTCTTCTTCATATTCTGCTTTTGGATGTTCTCTACCATGTTGTAGTAGTTTTCCAAGTCACTGTCTCCTGTAGCGTTCATTCCTGCCGGAGACCTTCCAAACAAAATAGTTTGTGGAATATTAGTAACAGCTGAAAGCATATTACAGGTAGTATCTATAACATCTTTAACTCCTGCCATCTGTAAGGTCTTGAAGTCGTAATCTTCACCCTCTGCATCTATAGCCATTGAATTAAGGATTCCCCTTGCCATATCAATAACCTGTAATCTTTGCAGTACCTTCCCTTCTCCCTCATCTGAACTCAATAAAGTGGCAAGGTTTTTCATCTTGTATATTGCTTGTACAGACCTTTCAAGCAACTTAGTACCGTTAGAATGTGAAGTCATACACTCCCTTAGGGCTTGCTTTATCTTTACATGTTCAGGCATTCCCCAATGTCTGTAAATCGAATTAGTAGTCTGCTCTGGTAATCTACCATTCCTAAATATCAAGCACCTTGTGTAGTGTACCGTAAAAGAGCCGTATATAGAATTGATGTGATAAAATTCAGGCTGACCTATTGGCAAATCACTGTTGCTAAATATCATCTTGCTTTGATAAAGTCCCTGGTAATCCTCCTGAACTATAGCTCTTTCAAATACCCTCAACTCCTCAATAGTTCTAACCTTGTCGTAATCTAATGGCTCTTCCAAGCTCCCACCATCATCACATAACATTACTATGAGAGCACCACCGTACAATCTGGCCCATTTTTCTGCTGTTGCAAATTTCTCTTCAAAGTCAAGCTCATCAAGCCTTTCTTCTACATATTCTGCAATACTATCATCGCCATAATCTATGTCAAGCCCATGTTTAACTGCTTCTTCTGCAGGTCTGTCTATAATTTTGGAAAACAGTCCGTTACCTTCATATAGCCTAACTAATTCCATGTCTGCTGTTATAGGCTCCTGCTCATAGCTATATGCCATAGAATTATCCTGAGCTGTACCATATTTATTTAATAGATTTGTATATCCGTCTTGTCTAAGGTTATCTTGCTTACCATCAATAATGGCTGAACCTCTTCTTAATCTGTTAATATCATTAAGCTTATCTTTTTTTCGTCCTTCCAAGTGTTCCTCCTTTCTATCATACATATATATGAACCTTATTTGACATTTACAGCCTTTAGCTGCATTTTATTTTGTATTTGTGTATATAAATAAGGGTGTTGATTTTCATTCTCATTACGACTAATTTCTAGCTTTATAAAAGAGAATCTATATCAAAGCTATTGTTTGTTAATTCATTGAATGCGTCTGAGGATGCATCCACCATGTCATCGTTCTTAGATTCAGGGAATGATTCAAGCTGATTGAAATACATTTCATTCCAATCTGCTACCAACACATCTATAAATCCGTTCTGCCATTGGGCTGCAAATGGTGTAGCTCTTAACTCCTTGCTTCCGGATATAGGCTCTGCCTTTACATTGAAACCTGCAAGGCTATTCACATATTGTTTTGCAACTATTTTTCCTGCTGCTCCAGGGTCCTGTGGCAATCTCACTTTATAACTTTGACCATATTTTTTTCTATCCGATATTGCGGTCATTAGGATAAGAATTTCAACTTCTCCTGCTTTTATCTGTTTATTGATAACATCAGCTACGATATATCTCCCATTTTTCCTCTTCCCAATTAACACTCCTGATGTATAGTCGGCATTACCATTTTCATCTTCAGATGTAGCAGCTAAGTCCCACGCTCTGCACCAATAAACTACATCATCAGGAATCATTTCCAGGTAACCGTCTATTGGTATTTGAACTCTCTTAAAGAATCTTCCAGCTTGTGATTTAATCTTCCAATTACCATATAAAAGCCTTTCCATATCAACTTCTGTCATTGCTTTAAGGTTTGATAAATACGATGGATCCGACTGCATCAATATTTTGTTGTCTTCAAGTCTACTGGCTATAAAGGTTACCGACTTACATTCATTTGGATTTATATTTAACTCATTAGCTAACTCTTCAGGTGAACCTCCCCAATAGATCACATCATTAAGTACATACATATATCTAATAATGCCGCTCCTCTCCTTTATCGGATATCCTGTATCTTGGTCAATCCACCATGATATGAATTGGGCAACCCATTTATCTGAATCAGGGTTACAGGTGGCACGTACATAAGGCTTAATTCCACATGTACTTCTGTTTCTTGATAGCATGTATAAAAATTGGTGTTTTGAAAAATGTGTCAATTCATCAAATCCCAAATACGCTATTTCGGTACCTTGCCAGGCTTGTAAATCTTCATCTTTGTCAAGATGGGCAAATGTCAACTTTGCACCGCTATTGAACTTCCAATGTAATTTAGGAGATTTCCTCTGCTGTGCATCAGGAACTTGTGAAAAAATCTTAACACTTGAGTCCCATAGTCCTCCTTCTGCTGTTATCTGAGTGTAATTTTTTCTAAAAATTACAGAACCGAAATTTTTAACATCTTTATGTCTTAAAGCTTCTAACAGCAACGCATAGGTTTTTCCACCACCTGCAGCACCACCATAAATAACTATATCTGCTGAGGATGCCATAAACATGGTTTGAGGTCCTGCCTGTGGCTCTAACATATTAGGTTTTGGTGCATCTCTTCCATTATTGGGAATAAGAATGGTAGGATAGCTTATATCAACTACATGGTTATCTTCATCACCAATGTACCCCATCTTATTAAGCTCTCCAGTAAGTTCCCCTAAAACCCTTACTGCTCCTGTATCACCATCTACCATTGCCTTCTGTATCATCCTTACAACAACGGCTGCTTGATAGGTCATATCATTTTCTTCAATTCCCATCCTGGAAAGTGTATCCCTAACATTTCCCATTTGCTTTGAAACTGAGGCTTCCATTATGGCTTTTGCCATCTCTCTCATGCTTTTTTTCTGCCGTCTAACCTCTCCAGATTTGATACCACCATTTCTACCTCTTGTCTTTGCTTCTTCTTTGGTTCTGACAGGGATTAAATCTTTTTTAGCCACAGTTTGCTCACCACCTTTCATACATACCAAAAAAGAGCCAAAATCAACTATTTTTAGTCAATCTCAGCTCTCTTATCATTATGGCTATTAAGCTTAGGCAGTTTCACTCACCATATAATCTAGTTACTACCTCCTCACCTGCAATTATTGCACTTTGAATATCTATTCCTATCTGTTTGAAAAAGTTTGGATGAACAATACATTCATATGCTCTGCTCATCTTTTCTCTATCTTCCTTTGTTATATTGATTCTAAAATCCTTTGCTATTTTAAGAGCCTGCTTAAAGTCTCCTTTTTTAACTGCTTCTCTTACTAAGTCAGACTTTTTTACCAATGCTGCTGTGAATGCCATAAATAAAACCCTCCAAATAATAAATTATTGACGCCGCGTACGATAGCATATACATACATGGTGTCAATAATATATTTCATTATTTGTTTGATAATATTCTATCCTCAACCGGGTTAGCCTTATGTGTCTTTGCATACTCAAGTATCGGTTTCATCTGTTCATAATTTATAACTCCGTCAATCAAATCTTGTTGATAGGAATATATCCAGCTTCCATCATCAAAGTAACACCTATGCAATGGATATAATGCTTTCTGCTCTGTTGTAGTCATATCCCAGTCGGTTTTACCCATTCTTTTCCCTTTTAATGTATGACAGTCATATACCCATTCAGGAATGTCATCCTCTTGTAATACACATGATTCAATTGGCTTTATCTTAAACTTACTCCAATCTATCGTATTATCAGGGCTAATGATACTTGTTGCTTCTAAATGCTCATAGTCATCATCATTAGATTGGCATAGTAAGATAGCTGCCTTACTTATAAAAATCTCATCCTTTTCAGTCTTTTTTGCATTCACAATGCTATCTGTATTTTTTAGAGCATTTATTTCACTAAGTACACTTTTCTTTGATAAGTTAGAAGCATAATCTATAAATACATCCCATAGCAGTTCTCTATTATTCTTCCTTAACAAATCCATCCTATATCCTATCTCATCCATATCAAGTTTAGAGATAGCCTTTTGTAGGATTACACAATCACCATAAAGCTCATACTCTTCATCACTGAGGGATAATTCACCATCTTTAATGTCTTTGTAATCAAATAATGAAATCTGAGAAAAACCACTCCTATCATATTTTGCAGACTCAGTATTGATAATATCGCCTGAATCAATTCTGCTCTTTAACTTTTCTATCTCCGACTTACTTGCTTGTATTATTCCATTTGTTCTTGATACAAGAACAAAGTTACATGCAAAATAGCAAGCATCCCTGTTCTTTTCAACCCTACACAATAACGCTACAGCTCTACTTATATTATCGTCATGTTTTGACTTCTCATCCTGTTCTTTTAACCACAAAATCTCTTTTGTAACTACTCCATAACAGTCTTCAGCTGAAATCACCAACATACGATTCCACATAACCTTTCTGTAGGAATTCTTTACTTGATTTGCAGCAAATCCTGCATCCTCATAATTACCCCTTCGTATCGCCTTTTGTAACATGCTAATCATATCATACATATTATAACCAGTATCAGTATATGGATAAGCCATGCCTGTTCCTCCTTAATAATTTGTTTATTATGTTGAACGTAGCGTAACATTTACGAGCGTAAAGTCAAATATTTTTTATCTTTCAACCCTTATTCTAGGCTTATTATTTTTAAAGTTATAGATAAAATGTCTACCCCATCTTCTCTTCATTTCACTAACACAATCAACCTGATCTTGCCTTGTCTTGCTTGAATTGCCACCTTCATTTGTGTCCGTCTTAGCATCAACGCAGAAATATAACGGTCTTAAAACTATCCTATTAACTAACAACTCATGTAACATAACATCTAAATCGCAGTTATGATAAACTTTCTCGTCATATCTTGATTTATATGCTTTCTTATTATACCAACGCATTGCTCCTGTTGTACCTTTGAAAGCAAATTCAGCAATATAATTCCAAGGACTTATAGCAGCATCTTCAGCTCCAAATCCAATATTTAAATCAACCATTATTTGTGCTATCCTCTCTATTTCTGATAGAATAACATATTTGTCTTCTATTTTTACTGTCTTATCCAGTCTATATAGAAATGCATCTACATCATCATCAATTGTGAAGATTATATCTTCTTCAGAATTATCATTGATGTAGTTGCTTACTTTTACATAGTTATCTATTAACTCATCATCTACAGCCCATATTTTAGGAATACCTGCTTTTCTGTACTCCTCCTCTTCGGATTTTCTTACAACATAAGTACAGTCATCAATCAACTTATATGTATTAGTTGTCTTTGCCCTTCCACAGCTTGGAACATATATACCTAATCTAAGTTCATCCATTACTTATACCATCCTTCAGGAATTTTATAGCCACAATTAAATATATAATCTAATACAGATAAATTCTCTATAAAAGTCTTCTTATGATACTGATTATATACAACCGGTGTATAGTCACTATAGATAAGTTTTATCCCACTTTCATTATAAGCTTCCTCATCATTATACTCCTTACCTCCTCCACTTCCTGAGTAATAAGAAGTAGCTCCTAAAGTCTTACATTGAAAGATATTTCTATCATTATTTTTTAAGGAAGTCGGAACATCTATACTGGCAATAACTATCTTTGTTGAAAATCCAAATCCTTTAATAATCATGTCTAACAAATGTTTATTGAGGTCATAGAGCCTCTCATAATCATTTGAAAGAGCATTTTCAAGTAATAAGTAACCTTCATGAAAATATGGATGCTTACTATAATTACATCTTATTGTCTTTAAAATTTTTTCTTTCCAATTTCCACCATAGCTAATTTTAACCTCATTGATTCTATCTCCAAAATTGTAAGAAACCGGAATTGTAATCTTACCCCTTTTATCCCCGATTCTAATGACATTTGAATTATGCCCAACTCTTATACCATCAACACTTGCATACTCTCTATTTGTGTATTGTACGTCATCATCAAACACAAAAACATCTGACTTAAATATCTTATAAAAGAAGCCCATATATGGTAAAAAATTAGGTTGATGCCCGGAAAAAACTATTTCACCTTTCATCTCTCATAACCTCTAATCAATGAAAAAGCTTCTGCTTTATTCATACTGGCTTGTGTTCCCCTATATATTGCAAGCGAAATTATAGCCGTCTTACATCTGCTGTTAGGAAACTCTTCTATTTGCGATTCATGCTTTTCAAATGCCCTTATTTTCATATCAATAGTATCTGTAATATCAACATACATATTGGGGTTGAAAACATTTTGTGGGTTTTGGTAATCAATACCTGTTTCCGACAATGTTTCATATGTATATGCGAACATTGGTGTTTCATCATACTTTGCTCTTATAGCTACCATTGCCGCTGCTGTTAAGGCCTTGTGGTCTGTATGCAAATCTCCAGGATGTGGTAAGTAAACTTCATGTGGCTTGTACTTTTGTATTACCTTATATATTTCTTGCGTAAATAGCTCATGTGATAATCTATCCAGCTGTAGTTCAGGAAGATCCAAAAATACAGTTTCTGATATACCCAACTCCAAATTTGCTGCTATAGCTTCTTTTCGTCTTGTATTATAGTTTTCATCTGATGTAACTATACAATCAACTATCTTCCATCCCTGTGCTGCCCTCTTTGCTATTGTTCCACCAACTCCAAGTACTTCATCATCCGGATGTGGTGCAAATATAAGCATCGTATTTTTTTCACTCATCTTTGCCCTCCAAAACTTCTTTTTTTATGTTAAATTTCAGCTTTTCTAATTCAGAATCAGATAATATATTTGCCTCAACATTTTCATACCATATTGCTCTGGCATTTATCTTCCTCTTTTTCGCTATTGTTACCTTT